TAGCAAATCTTTAATTTATAAATAAATATAGATTATAACACAATCAATCTAAAATGTCCGTTGGTAGAAATTTACAAGAAATGGAAAACGTAGTAACCAAAGGGGCTGCCGCTGCCGAACCAATGCACAAGTTAACCACAGGAGTTCCTGATGGTCAAACAGGTGGTTGGGAAGATCTGGGCGGTCCTACCCCAGAAAACTATAGATCAGATGACAATTCAGCACAGCTGAAAACACCTAGTACAACTCTTGCTCAAGTCAAGAATGTTGTAAACAAGGGTGCCAAAGCTGCTGATCCTATGGCAAAACTTGCCAGCGGTTCAGTCAAAGAAGAGACTGATGAAGAAGAGGATCTAGTTGATGAAGAAGAATTAGAAGGTGATGAAGAAGTAGTTGCTGAAGCTAAGAAGAAGAAAGAAGAAGACAAAGCAACAGATGAAGAAGAAGAAGAAGATGAAGATGAAATGAAGGAAGAGTTTGACATTGAAGAAGATGTCAATGCTCTCCTTGAGGGTGAAGAGCTTTCTGAGGAATTCCAAGAGAAAGCACGTACCATCTTTGAGGCAGCAATCAAATCTAAAGTTGCTGAAATCAAAGAGCAACTTCAGTCTCAGTATGAGGAGTCTTTGGTTGAGCAAGTTCAATCAATCAAAGAAGAACTCACTGATAGAGTTGATGCTTATCTTGAGTATGTTGCTGACGAGTGGATTCAAGAAAATGCACTCGCAGTTGAGCACGGTCTGAAGACCGAAATGACTGAATCATTCCTCCAAGGAATGAAGAGTCTTTTTGAAGATCATTATGTAACAATCCCTGAAGATAGATATGATGTCATCGAGAGCATGGTAGATAAACTTGATGAAATGGAAGAAAAACTCAACGAGCAAATTCAAAGAAATGTTGCTCTAAATAGAAGATTAGCCGAGTCAGTTGCTGATGTAATCTTTGCTGAAGTTGCTGAGGGTCTTGCACTTTCTCAGAAGGACAAACTCGCTTCTCTTGCTGAAAATGTTGAGTTTGAAAGTGAAGCAGACTATCGTGAGAAGCTAGTAACTCTGAGGGAATCATATTTCCCATCAAATACTGGTACTCAAAGAGACAATTCAGAGAATCTTTCTGAAGAAAATTCGTCTTCCGATTATAAGCCAGTTTCTGGTTTAATGGAGTCGTACATTCAGACTCTGAATAGAGTTTCTAAAAAGTGATTTTTAGATCATAGTTCAAACTAATTTTTTCAAAAGAGGTAAAATCAAATGCAAGCGTTCAACCAAGAACACCTGCAGGAGAAGTGGGCACCACTCCTAGACTACGAAGGTCTTGATCCAATCAGAGATTCACATCGTAGAATGGTAACTGCCGTTCTCCTGGAGAACCAAGAAAAAGCTCTTCGTGAAGAGCGTGAGTTTCTTTATGAAACTCCAACCGTCAACACCAACAGTGGTAGCAATGCTGGTTTCTCAGCTGGTGCTTCTTCACCTGTTGCTGGTTTCGACCCCGTTCTGATCTCCCTGATCAGACGTTCAATGCCTAACCTGGTTGCTTATGACCTGGCTGGCGTTCAACCAATGAACGGTCCTACTGGACTGATCTTCGCAATGCGTTCACGCTACACCAACCAATCTGGTTCGGAAGCATTCTACAACGAAGTAGACACCGCATTCTCTGGTCAAGACGACGGATTCAACCTCACCAACGGATTCACCGATGGTACTGTTGGTCTTGGTACTACTGCCCAGGCTGGAACCAACCCTGGTGCTCTTAACCCAATCGGTAGCGCAACTGCCACCACCTACAACGTAGGTCAAGGTATGCGTACTGATGATTCTGAGAACCTCGGCAACGGTGCTGGCAACCAATTCAACGAGATGGCATTCTCAATTGAGAAAGTCACCGTTACCGCTAAGTCACGTGCTCTGAAAGCTGAGTACTCACTTGAGCTTGCTCAAGACCTCAAGGCAATTCACGGTCTGAACGCAGAAGCTGAGTTGGCAAACATTCTGTCAACTGAGATTCTTGCTGAAATCAACCGTGAAGTCATCCGTACCATCTATAACGTTGCTGAAACTGGTGCTGCTGTCAACACCGCAACTGCTGGTACTTTTGACCTTGACGTTGACTCCAACGGTCGTTGGTCGGTTGAGAAGTTCAAAGGTCTGATCTTCCAGATCGAGCGTGATGCTAACCAAATCGCTCAAAGAACTCGTAGAGGAAAGGGCAACATGATCCTCTGCTCTGCTGACGTTGCTTCGGCACTCACCATGGCAGGTGTTCTGGATTACACCCCAGCCCTCAACGCTAACCTCAACGTTGATGACACTGGCAATACCTTCGCTGGTATTCTTGCTGGTAAGTTCCGCGTATATATTGACCCATACGCTGCTAACAACTCCGCTAACCAGTACTACGTTGTTGGTTATAAGGGTTCTTCACCTTACGATGCTGGTCTGTTCTATTGCCCATATGTACCTCTCCAGATGGTACGTGCCGTTGGCGAAGACACCTTCCAGCCAAAAATTGGCTTCAAGACCCGTTATGGTATTGTTGCCAACCCATTCGCAAAAGGTGCTACCCTCACCAATCCTGGTGTTCTGGAAAGAAACTCCAACGTTTACTACAGAAGAGTCAAGGTTACCAACCTTATGTGATCACTGGATCACAATTCCATTCAAGAGACCCGAAAGGGTCTCTTTTTTTATCTAAATAAAAATAAAACGCGATGGCGTCAGCATTTAGTAATCAAATACAGAATAGAAATTTTTTATCGCCAGTTGGTTTCAAATTTACACTGGCAAAGTATCCAAAAGTTTCATTTTTTTGTAACTCTTCAAGAATACCAGAAATAAGTCTTGGTACAGCAATCCAACCATCGTACCTAAAAGATCTTGATGTACCTGGAGAAAAATTGACCTATGGTGATCTAACAATTAGTTTTTTAGTTGATGAAGGTCTTGAGAATTATATGGCGGTTCACAACTGGATGACTGGTTTAGGTTTTCCAGAGACAACACAGCAATTCAAAAATTTAACTACAAATGATGATGGTATTCGTGATTTAAAAGAACAATATAGTGATGGATCATTAAGTATTCTAAACTCAAATTATAGAGCAACTGCCAACGTAAAATTTAAGGATTTATTTCCAGTCTCACTCACATCATTAGAATTTGATTCATCTGTTACTGACATTCAATACTTTACAGCAGAGGCAACTTTCAAGTATACTGTGTATAATATTGTTGATACGAACGGCGATCCTTTATGAATCTTGATGAAGTTCAGGAGATGTGGCAGAGAGATTCTGTTATTGATCCTGACAATTTACACGATGAATCTTTAAAAATTCCTCAACTCCATTCAAAGTATTATACCATCTATAATACGATTACTCTGTTGCGTGAGAAAGCAAGAGAAACTTATAACAGAGTCAAACTAGAAAGGTACAACTACTACACTGGAAAGGCACCTATAGAGGTCTACGAAGAAGAACCATTTCCGTATAAAGTTAGAGACAAAGAAGCGTTACAGAGGCATATGGACGGTGATGAGAAGCTCTCTAAAGTAGAACTTAAAATCAGATACTATGACATTATGCTTAAGTTTTTAGAGGAAGTCATTAAGACTATTTCCAATAGAACATTTCAAATTAAAAACGCAATTGAATGGCATCGGTTCCAATCGGGGTTTAATTAATACAAATAAATATTTTTGTATTGATATGAACTTATGTCACACTTGGTTATATCTAAAAAGAATGAGGTATATCTTCAGGTAAAAGCAGAACCACACGTCTATTATGAACTTGCGGATCAGTTCACATTTGACGTACCAGGTGCCAAATTTATGCCCCAGTTTCGTAACAGACACTGGGATGGGAAGATTCGTTTATTTAATACCCAGACTGGTGAGATCTATGTTGGTCTGTTAGATAAACTCACCCGTTTCTGTGAGAACCACGAGTATACCTACGAGTTTACAAACAATAAGTTTTATGGTCTTCCTTTTGAGGTAAACGAACACATCTCAAAGGAAGGAGTCAAAGACTATATGACATCTATTTGCAAGTATGCTCCCCGCGAATACCAAGTTGAGGGAGTATACGACGCTTTAAGACACAATAGAAAGTTGTTGATATCTCCAACTGCTTCTGGAAAGTCGTTGATGATATATGCGATTGTGAGATATTACGTTGAGAAAGGACAAAATACTCTGATAGTTGTTCCAACGACTTCCCTTGTAGAACAAATGTATAAAGATTTTGCTGATTATGGGTGGGATGTTGGTTCATACTGCCACAAGATATATGCAGGGAAAGAAAGAGAAACGGACTCTCAGGTGATTATCACTACCTGGCAATCCATCTACAAACTTCCCCGTCAATACTTTTCAAGATTCAATGTGGTCGTAGGAGATGAAGCACACCAGTTTAAATCAAAGTCATTAGTATCTATAATGACAAAACTTTCTGATGCTAAATTTCGTTATGGTTTTACAGGCACGCTGGATGGTACACAAACGCACAAGTGGGTTTTAGAAGGTTTGTTTGGTCCTTCATATAAGATCATCAGAACAGAAGAACTGATGCAGAAGGGTCATGTTGCTAAATTGGATATTAATATACTGCTATTGAAACACCCACCGAATAAGTTTGAGAACTTTGAAGAAGAAGTTCAATATATCATCAACCACGAAAAACGTAATAAGTTCATCAAGAACCTTGC